TCACACTGCATACGAGCAGCGACAACTGGATCAGGATGTAAATAAAACATATTCATAATATAGTACTATTATAACATAGTTCTCACTAAAAGTAAACAGTTATTTAACCATTTGCCTCCATTAATTCTTCTTCGATATCGTTAATGCGGCTATTTAAAAATTCATACTTAGATTGTAATTTAAATAGTAGCACATCATTTCCTTCTTTCTTCACTCTACACATATAATGTTTTAGTTCTTTTGAATCTTTTTTTAGTCTCTCGATTTGAGATCCCATATATTTTCTCCGAATGATTTTGATATTTTAGACATAAAAAAAGGTCAGAGCGAACCTACGCTGTGACCTTCTAGATTATGATATATGAGTAATTGTTTCTCATACAAATATTTATAAAAACCACTACTTAGAGATAAGAGTTGGGAATGCTTCTTGTACTGCCTTTTTAGTTAAACCTTTATACATACCTTGAAGTTTTTTATCCTTCATTGCAATAACAATCTTTGCGTCTTCTTTATGAACAGATTCAAGTAATTTGATAAACATACCTTCTACTTTTACTCGAGCCATTCTTTCACCAGGTCCACCTTTTGCAAAGTACCTAAAGACTTTTGTTCTTTTGTTTCTAATATTACCAGCTTCATGATCTAAAGCTTCTTGATATGGAGGAATTCCTTTCGGAATAATGAATTCAATTGTGTCGTCGAACGATCCTTTTAAAATATCTCGAATAGCTAATTCATTATATTTTTGTAAGATTTCTACCTTCTCAGCACGTGTTTTAGCCTCACCAACTTGGGTGAAAATCTCATGTACTGTTAATCTTTTATTCACAATTGCCATTAATAAAACTCCTCGACTGATTCAATTAAATTTTTACAACGTTTCTTTATAAGATAGTTTAATACCTTCATTTTATGCGGTGTAACAATCTCATTAAACCTATTTATAATATTTTGATATACAGACTTTGGCATTTCTTCGAGTGATATCATAGTCTTATTACGAATATAATTACGATATGTCTCTTGATCCATAACATCTTCTAACTTATCAATGTTCTGAATCCAATGCTCAATCTTTTTCTTAGTCATCGGAGATTGACGTATACCATCAACAAAAGTATTATCAGGACTAAGTACATTTGGTACTCCATCACTGCTGTCTCCTTTAAATATATGCTCTAGAATATATGTACGTGGTTGATCATGTTTAACAAGTTTTTTCTGCATTGGAGAGAATTGTTTAACATTATCGTATTTGTGTAGTTGAATGAAATCTTTATCAGATGATACAATCATAATAGGTTCATTCTTACCAAATTCTTGTGATTCAATTGCAAGAGCACCAATAATATCATCGGCTTCTGCACCATCGATCTTAATTACTTTATATGGTAGATTAGCTTCAATCTCTTCACGAACCATAGTAATGATACGAAAAATTTCATTCCAATCCATTGAAGATTCTTCACGACCGCTTTTACGTTTATATTTGTATTGAGGAAAAGAGTCTTTACGCCATGAAGATGAATCACATGCAATAACCATTTGGCCATATTCATTACGAAACTTCTTATTGTACATACGAATACTATTCAATATCATATGACGTATTAGATCTTCTTGTATATCAAGTCGCTGAGTTACAATATTACCTATTGCAATAGCATTATAATCAATTATTATCATTACCAATCACCATTATCTAAAACAATTCTTATATTCAAAAATAAAAACTGGATATCAATTCTCCATCCAAGCGGACTTAATTCATCTGGTACTATAGTATTAAATCTAAATGACCAATGAAAAGGATTTAAGGCAAAGTTAATCCAAATTCCGCTATACTTTAACCAATTCATATACTATTATACCATATTTCATTTAGATTGTAAATGTTTTTTTACATGTTTTGCATGTATTTTACAACCAATAAATTCATTATAATATTCATCGTTTAAAAGAACTTCTCTTTCAAATTGTTCTTTTGCTTCAAGATATGACATAACACCCTTTGTTTGACATAAATGTAATATCTCTCGTTTAAATCGTTTTGGACCTGATTGTTCGAGAAGTAATTTAACTTCTTCACTTGATCCGTAATAATCTTGCCAATCAGATTCTACTTTTTTAACTCTTCTTCGTTTTTTACCTTTGAGTGGTGGGAGACGTCTTGTTGACCAGAAGTTTTTCTTACCAACATATTTCTTATTATTATCTAAATCAGTAATAATATAAACAAATCCTATCCATTCACCAGGTTCGGTAAACTCTTTACCTTCATAAATCCATGTCATCAAATTCTAGCTCTACTTCAGTTTCTGCTCCGCATATAGGACAAAACTTAGGTGTTTCGTCCTCATAATCTTCGCTTAATATAACTTTATATATAGTGCTACAAGAATAACATTCTGTCACAGAGTTAATCCTTCGGTAATATCTTGAGTATCTAAATACTTTTTAAATTCAGTATAACCACCAATTTGGCTTCTTAAACCATCTTCTTCTACTAGAATAAGTGGTACAGTCTTTTGATCAGGAAACATTTCAGTAAATTCATCCATTTGAATATCTTTACCGATATCAATAATATGATGTGAAACGCCTTTAGTTCCGGCTAGCATTTTAGCGCCTTCACAATATGGACAAGGTGGGTTTGATCTCGAATAGATGAAAAATTTCTTACTCATAATGATAATCCTTTTAATGTATCTTCGTTTACGTCTTGTTTAACTCCACCGATAACATACGATGAAATTTCTGTTTCTTGTGGTGCAACTTGCACATTACCACCGCCAATCCATTTTTCAGTCCATGGAAGTGGATTTGATTGAGGTACTGTATAAGGTGAAATATAACCAAGTGTTCTCATACGTTTAGTACCAATCCATTCTACATAGTCAGCTAATAACTTACCATTTAGACCAATCATTGATCCGTCTTTAAATAAGTATTCTGCCCATGCTTTTTCTTGTTCGATAGCATCAACAAACATATCAGTAATTTGTTGTTCTGTTTCTCTACGAATCTTATCAAAGTCTTTATCATCTTTAATTAGATTCTTTAGAATAGTTTGTGATGCAGCAAGATGTGTATTCTCATCTCTTGCAATAAACTTAATAATCTTAGCATTACCTTCCATCTTCTTTAATTCTGCAAATGCCCAAGAGCATGCAAAAGAAACATAGAAACGAATGCCTTCTAAGATATTAACTGAGCTCAGAGCTAACCAGAGCTTCTTCTTCAGCTCATATTCATTTACATCGATATGTTTACGATTTACTGTATGTGTTCCTACACCTAATAAATCATGCCATTTCGAATATTCAATGAAATCATCATAGTATTTTGAGATGTCAGTAGCACAATCCATAATCTCTTTTGATTCTAACATAGTATCAAATATCTTAGAAGGATTAGGATAAATGTTACGAATAATATGTGTATAAGATCTTGAGTGAATAGTCTCAAAGAATGACCATGTTTCAACTAATACTTCAAGCTCAGGTATCGATACCTTCGGTAAAAATGCAAGATTAGGTGAACGGCCTTGTACAGAATCTAATAAGATTTGTCTTTTAAGATTAGCAGTAAAGATATGTTGTTCATGATCAGTTAACTTATGAAAGTCTGCCTTATCATTTGAAATATCAATCTCTTCTGGTCTCCAAAAGAAACCTAATTGTTTGTCTGTAATCTTTTCAAATTGAGGATATTTAACTACATCGTATCGTGCTACATCAACTGCTTCATCAAAAAACATAGTTGATTCTAAATGAGATTTCTTTTTCTTAGCAAATACTGACATATCCTTCCTTAAATTTTACATGAATCACAATCGTCTTCATCATTTACATATTGATAAGTAAGCTCATCATTCATGTCATGAATCTCATCGTCTAATTCACCAGCACCATCGTGTGTGTTGTTATAATATAATTGTTTACCACCATATTTATAAAAGGTAACAATATCCTTTATCATCTGAGACATCGGAACTTTTGAATCTTCAAATTTCTCAGGATTATATGATGTATTTACAGAAATACCTTGATCGATATACTTCTGTAAGATAGCACAAATTTGTAAATAACCTTCAGGTGATTCTTGGTCCCAAAGTAAATCATATTTATTCTTCAGATGATGATAACCTGGAACTACTTGTGCCATTACACCATCTTTCGATTGTTTATATGATACTAAAGCACGAGGTGGTTCAATACCATTTGTACTATTACTTATTTGTGCAGATGTTTCTGCAGGCATTAATGCCATTAAAGTTGAATTACGAATACCTGTTTCTTTGAGTTGTTTACGTAACTCTTTCCAATCCATTCTTTGTTTTGGTTTAACTAGTTCATCAACTTCTTTTTTATATGTATCAATAGGTAATATTCCATGACCATATTTAGTTTCATCTAATTTAGGAATAGCACCTTTTTCAAGTGCAATATTAGCTGAAGCTTTAATAAGATAATATGACCAAGCTTCTGCATATTCGTCAATAACATCTAAAGCTTCTTTATCATATTTTAATCCACGTTTTGCAAGGAAATATGCAAGATTAATAATTCCTATGCCCAAAGGTCGACGTGCCATCGTTGATTTATATGCTGCAGGTACTGGATACGCCTGATAGTCGAGCAAAGCATCAAGAGCTCTGACGGCGAGTGTACAATATTTCTTAAATTCTGATGGGTGGTTAATTTGTCCCCAGTTGATTGCACTAAGGGTACATAATGAGATTTCTCCATTTTCATCATCTGCCGAGTCAAGAGGTTTAGTAGGTAAGTCAATCTCACAACATAGATTTGACTGGTGAATAGGTGCTTTATCAGGTAAGAATGCTCCATGATCATTAGCATGATCTACATTCATTAGATAGATTCGACCTGTATCTTTTCTTTCTGTTAAGAATTGAGTGAATACATCCATTGCTGGTACAACTTTCTTACGAATAGAATCATCTGCTTCGTACATTTCATATAGTCGTTTAAATTCTTCTTGATTAGCAAAGAATGCTTCGTATAAACCCGGAACATCATTTGGAGAGAATAATGTAATATTACCACCAGACAATAAACGTTCATACATTGTTTTATTAAATTGAAACGCATAATCCATATGACGTACACGTGTCTCTTCTGTACCTTTATTATTCTTCAGTACTACTAAATCTTCAAATTCTAAATGCCATATCGGAATATAAATCGTTGCTGCACCACCACGAACACCACCTTGTGAACATGATTTAACTGCTGCTTGAAAGTATTTAAGGAAAGGAATCAAACCAGTATGAACAACAGAGCCATCACCAATTTCTGATTTTAATGCTCTAATTGCACCAGCAGAAATACCAATACCAGCTTTCTTAGAAATATATCTTACAACTGAGGTTGCTGTTGCATTGATAGAATTGAGAGAATCTCCTGATTCGATAAGTACACAAGAACTGAATTGTCTCGTAGGAGTACGGACGCCAGCCATAATAGGAGTAGGAAGACTAATATAAAAATTTGAAATCGCGTCATAAAATTCCCTCACATATTTTAATCTTTTACCATTATTATAATTTGAGAATAGCGTTGCTGCTACCATCATATACAAAATTTGAGGAGTTTCGTATACTGTCTTTGTAATTCTGTTTTGTACTAGATATTTACCACGGAATTGTTCCATTCCAACATAAGTAAATTCAAAGTCACGATCATGATTAATCTTAGAGTTTAGATATTCAATCTCATCTTCTGTATAATTATCGAGAATAGCTGAATCATATACACCACGTTCAACATTCATTTTAATTACATCTAATAAGTGTTTAGGCTCATATTGTCCATAAACCTCTTTACGAATCTTATAGTTGATTAAACGTGCTGCTACAAATTGATAGTTTGGTGTATGATCAGAAATTAATTCTGCTGCTGATTTAATAAGCAATTCATGGATATCATATGCTTTGATACCATCATATAGTTGTATATTTGCTTTTAGTTCGATTTCAGATACGCTCACTCCAGCGATATCTTCTACAGCCCAATCGAGAACTCTATGGACTTTATCTAAATCGAATGGTTGTTTAGTACCATTTCGTTTAGTGACAGTTATACTCATAATTTATTTTTCCTCATAATAAGTATATATTATATCATAGTTTACAGTAAATGTAAACTTTATTAGGAAATTATATCAACTATAATTTTATTTTACGCTTGCTCTTCTGAACATTTTAGTCACATCATATTTACTGCGACCATCATTGAATTTCTTTGGTTTGCCAGTTGGATTCATATCAACTCCGCCACCAGCTACAGCATTTGCCGGAACATCTTCACCTAATTTTGCAGCATGTGCATCTTGATCGATATGTTTAGATAATCTAATTTTTTTCTTTGCAAACTTATCTGCATAATCTGAATAAGGATGACCCATACCTTCAGGACCATGCGATCCTTCATTTTTCTTTGCTGCATTAAATGCTGCTACAGCCATTTTAACAATCTCTTCTTTCGATTTACCTTTAAACTGAGGTGCATCTGATTTTAAGAAATCATCAATCCATGCTTGTTGACCATCTGATACAGATAGCTTTTCTTCAAGCGATTCTTTCTTTAAACCTTTCTT